TTATGCCGATATGACTCTCGCAATTCCAAGAATCAACTGGACGTCCGGCCGCGTTTATACCATGTATGAGCACGACTCACCTGAAGAAATTATACCTAATGGATATGTTATCACTGAAACATCAAACCAGTATAATGTTTATAAGTGTATTAACAACCAAAGATTTGTAGACGATGCAACTACAGGTATCGCCGTGGCATCGACAGTCAAACCAACTACACTGTCGACGACAGATTTCGAAAGTACTTCTGATGGTTATATTTGGAAATATATGTATTCTATCAAATTAGCAGATGCACTAAAATTCTTGACAAAGGATTATATTCCTATTGACACAATTATTTATATGCCTACTGGTGTTTTAAATTCTACTGCACAGGGCGTGCAGTGGCAAGTCCAAACTGCCGCCGCACAAGTTGCAAATCAGATAGAACATGTTAAAATTTTAGAAAATGAAATTGGAAATGGTCTGACAGGTGGGATTGGTTATCATTCAAATATCAATTTTTCAAATGCTGGGCCGGCCGGTGCAAGTACTTTGAGCGGCAATACTGCCACTTTAGTTGGGGTTCCAAACGCATCTCTTGATTATATTGGATATCATATTATTGATTTGGATAATAACGAAAACCTTGAAATTACAGGGTGGGTTGATAATGGTGGTGGTAATGTTACTGCCACTGTAGATATCGGAACAGGTAGTGGATTTAGCGGAACTGGAACAAATGTTATTGTGGCTCCGGGCGTTACTATTTCTGGAAACGGTAGTGGATTTTCTGCATACGGATTAGTTTCGGGTGGAAATAAAATTACAGAAATTGTTATAACCGCTGCTGGACAAAATTGGACACATGTTGATAATGCAACTATCGTTACTAATCATATTCCTGCATTTGATTCGAGTGGAAATCCTAATGTCAATGCATGTAAAATAAAACCTATCATTTCTCCTGATATGGGCCATGGTTTTGATGCAATCGAAGAATTGGCAGGTTACTACTGTATGATCTCAATGAGATTGGAGTATGATGAACAGGCCAGCAGACTTGATGACCAATCTGTCAATAAAACCAAAGTTATGTTTCCTGTTACGGGAGCAGAGGCGCAGTTTAGACAGATTGCAATCGTTGCGGATCCACAGGAAGCAACTTCAGGAAACCCACCCGCAACTGAAGAGTTGTATCGTGGTCCAAAACACCCTGATTTCAATACCACCGATGAATCTACCTTCGACGTTCTTACGGGATCTGGTAAAGTCCTTTATGTAGAAAATAGACAACCTGTTGCGAGAGCAGTAGACCAAATAGAAGATATTAAAGTTGTCTTCGAATTTTAATAAATTTGAAAGAAAGTAAATATGGCCTTAAATCTAAATGTAACACCTTATTTTGATGACTATGATATCAATAAGGGATATTTAAAAATATTATTCAAGCCCGGAAATTCCGTACAGGCGCGAGAAATGACTCAGATGCAGAGTCTTTTACAAAAACAAATTGCTAATCTTTCTGATCATTTTTTCAAAGATGGTGCAATGGTAATTCCAGGCGCTGCAGCACTGGATAGTAAGGCCGGTTATGTAAAAATCGACTTACCTACGGGAATTGTTAGCGCAAATAGTTTTGTGGGACAGGTTGTTCAGGGTAAAAAAACTGGTATTCGGGCGTTAGTTGTAAATTTTTCAGATCCAGTAGATTTAAATAACGATAATATTATCACTGCGGCAGATGATGCCCCCGCAACACTATATGTTAAGTATCTCGAAGGGGTTGCACCTGCCGGAACCGTAGTCGATGGTCAAACTATCAATGTTGCCGGCGAAGTTCTTGTTGTCAATGGCGAGACTGTTGAATTCTCAGACGGCCAAAGTGGAACATTTGTAGAGGGCGAAGATCTTATTGCATTTACAACCGATGGAACAAATCTGGTATGTGAAGTGCAACAAACCGCAAACGGCACGTTAAATCCTATCGGAGTTGGTTCTCTTGCATTTATAGAACAGGGTATTTATTATGTCAAAGGTAATTTAGTACAAGTAAACGCCCAGAGTATTATTTTGGACAAGTACAGCAATGTTCCTACATATAAAATTGGTTTGGAAATTCATGAATCTATAGCATCATATAACGATGATTCGAGTCTGTTAGACAATTCTTTGGGGAGTACCAACTTTAACTCGCCTGGAGCAGATAGATATAAAATCGAATTAGTGTTGACAAAAAGAGATATTGATGCGATAGACACCAATAATTTTATTGAGCTAATTTCTGTCAGAGATGGAAAACTTAACTCATATGTTGATACTACCCCGCAAACAACTTTGTTGAGGAATATGGCACGGCGGACATATGATCAGGCCGGTGATTTTACCGTCACACCATTTCCACTAGACATCAGAGAATACTATAACGAAAACTTTAACGATGGCGTTTTCACAATGAAAGACATGTCGTTTGCAAATGAGGCCGGTGCGAGAGCATTTGCATTATCAGAATTTCCAAACGATATTGGTATGGTAACAGAAGGCCTAGGCGAGGCACACACAATTTCTAGTATCGAACTTGCCCTATACCCAGAACAAAATTTAGATACTACCGGAACATTATATTATCCTGGCCGCACACATGAAAATTTATTGGAAGCAATGCGTACCAAACTTGCATTGGGTGTTGAAAATGGTAAGGCATATGTTAGAGGGTTTGAAATCGAAAGAAAACCATCGTCAAATCATGCCAAATACATTCCATATCAAAAGTCTAGAACAAATTATCAAATAAACAACAAATTTATGCCGGTAAATCTTGGAGCATTTATGTATGTTTCTGACATGAAAGGTGTGCCAGAAATAGACGCTACGGTAAAACTTGTCAATATGCATATTTCAGATGATAGTGTAAATGAATATGTGGCACCACAACAAAATATTGACTTAACTACAAATTCATATCTTGTTCCTGCAACATACGATGAAGATTCAACCTTTTTTGAGGGGGGTGGAAATTTATTGGGTGCGAATACTTATGGGACTGATGTTATTGCCACGGCAAGAGTTAAGGCGATAGAATATTTTGATAAATCTTCTTCTGGTGCCATGTCCAACAACTATTCATATTCTATATTTAAACCCATTGCTGGTGCGCCAGAAAGGGGTATTTGGAAAGTTTATCTATACGATATTCAATATAAAACAAATCCAAGAACAAATGTGGATTATCTTATTTCTGATGCCCGTTCGCTGGTTTCTGAAGAAAGAGTAACGCCTACAGGATCAACAGAAACTTATCTTTTTGCTTCTAATATTCTAACAAAATTGCAACTAACAGATATGGCTGGAAATTTTACAACGTCCAGTATGATTTTTGACAAATATAATATTGATATTAGGGCAATGAATTATTATTGGGATTATTCAACAGGAGTTATGTTGGTAAAATCTCTTAACTACGGAAATCACGAAATTTCAAATGGTGTACCATTACCCACAGGAAATTTGCTGGTAAACGAAGTTATTAATGAAGGAGTTCCGAGTAGCGGCGGGGGTGTTGGAACGAATGCATTTGATGGAAAAATCAGTGTTGATATCGGAACCGCCTCGGCAAGAATTTTTAGTTCGACTGTCTTGCATGGTGGTGCAGGTTCTAGCATGGTTAATATAGGTTTACCTTGGGTAAAGACAGTCAAAAATGTGAACGATGTTACCGGAGTACAATCTTCCGATACACAATATAATGTCATAAGAAAATTTGATGTTACCATGTCAAGTAACGTGGCGCGGATAGATTTAACAGACCCGAATACAAGTTTAATTCAAGATGAAGATCTTATTGCAATTTATTATAACGCTGGCGAATCTGCCGCAGTCGGACTTATCGGTAGTATAGTTGGCGATGTGAGTTATGATAGCGATCTCAGAGGTGCAAATATTACTGTTGGAAACCTTCCTGTCAATAGTCAGATTAAAATTCACGCACCTGTTAGAAAAGTTGAAATGCCAGAAAAGAGTAAAACTTTGGTTTCGAATAATATCGAACTTCCATTCACTCTAAAAACTGCAACAGGAACAGCACTATCCGAGGTAGCCTACAATAATACAGTAAGCGCAACAAATGCGACTACATCGACATATGATGCAGATGTTTTAGGACAAAATTATAGTGTAAGTACGGGAGTAGTGAACCCAACATTTACTGTTGGGGCCTCTGGAGATTTACAATTAAGTCTTTCTCAAATACAAATTTCTCGACCAGATATTGCAAATATTCAAGCCATATATGATACTTGTAATGTTACTAATACTTCATATAGAATTAGTATTCTTGCGAGTGATAATAAATTTATTCACGAAATGGACTCAGATGATTTTAAATTTGCACGAAATGCATATGAATTTTATGAAAAAACTGGCCAGAGTCCGTTTAATGTTGACATAGATATCAATAATACTACCTCTCTCGCAGCGCTTGAAACGCTTCTTACTGTGTCGGGTATTCGTAATCCGTTCGCCCAAGAAATAACTGAAGCTTGGGCTGCGGGTGGAAATTTGATTTCAGACCCAACACAAGTACCCGTAAAGATTAATGACATAACTGCAAGATATGAGTTATTCAATGGACAAAAACCTTCATGCATTGATCTTGGAGAATTATTCTTAAAGCCAGGAATGGTTCCTTGTGGTGGTAGACCTATCGTGATATACGATTATTATCATCACGGCATCGGTGATTATTCTTCTGTGGATTCTTATTCGGATTATGAATCCATCGGAAGTTTCGGTGACTCAAGATTATCTGACGTAATTGATTTTCGTCCGGCCCTAGAATATCAACAAATTTCTGGTTATCCTATTGGTAAAGGTGTTGTAAGTTCACCAACCGAATATCCTATTGACGGAACCGCCCTTGGTGCAGACATAAGAGTTTATCTTCCAAGATCTGACAAACTTTATATGACAAAAACAGGTGTTGTTAGATTAAAATATGGATCTCCATCGCCAGATTCAGATCTACCAGAAGACCCGACAGAGGGAATGGTATTGTACGAATTGTCAACACGTCCGTACACTCTCGGCCCACCGGCCGTTACTGCGAAGATGATGGACAATAAAAGATATACTATGAGAGATATTGGAAAGTTGGAAAAAAGAATTTCCAACTTGGAATATTATACAACATTAAATCTTTTAGAAAAAGACACAATGGATATGGCCGTTAAAGATGAGAACGGTAATGATAGATTTAAAAATGGATTTATAGTCGACCAGTTTACAAATCATACTATTGGCGATACCCTAGACCCAGATTACAAGTGTTCTTTGGATAGCGATAATAATCTTATGAGGCCTTTCTTTACTGAAAAAAGTGTGAATATGAAAATAAATTTTTCTTCGGCAGGCACAAGTGGATATACTATCGAGGAACAAAAAATATATCTGGACTACGATTCAATTTACATGATTACGCAAGAAAAATCTTCAAAAACTGTCAATGTGAATCCCTTCGCCATTTTTACGTTTAAAGGTTCTGTTCATATGTTCCCATCCGTAGATGAATGGAAAGTGACCAATCAGGCCCCAGATATTGTAACTGATAACCGTGAAGAGTATCAAAATTTATTTGGTGCATTATTACCCGAAGATGGTGTCATGGGAACAAGTTGGAATAGTTGGGAAAATAACTGGACAGGTAGAAGTAGTACGTCTACATCTTTTAACGAAAAACAAAGACGTGGTACTGGATCTGAACGGGGCCCAGCAACACCTATCGTGGCAAGTTTGGGTCTTGTCAGACAGGCGACAGTCACTACAACAAGAACAAGATTAACAGGAACCAAGGACCGTACAGGTACACAAGAAATTGTGACAATGCGAGATAACCGACAAAGTGTCGGCCAACGAACTCTAAGTACTGAAATTATACCTTGGATGCGATCAAGAAAAGTTTATTGGTGTGCGGAAAAAATGAAACCTAACACAAAACTCTTTCAGTTTTTTGATGGAATCAATGTTTCTGAATTTTGCGCATCAACCACAAAAATTACGTTTGACAATGTTCCTGCGGCCGTAGCTACATTCTGGCGAACACAAAGAAAACTTATTAGAAATAATGCGGGTAATGTGTGGATAGTAGGTACAGTTTCCCAACATAGAATTCGTTGTTTTGATGTCAAATGGAATAGCGCCCAAAGTTTGGAAATTCATATCGACGGTGAAATCTCAGAAACCCCAGAATTCGGTATTTCTAATTATATCGCCAGTGAGGCAATTGTTATAGAATATCCAAACTCAAGCAATGTCAATGGTCTGGCAACTAAGAACTTAGGCCCTTGGCCGTCCAGTAGTAATATTTCTGTGGGTTCACAAGATATTATATCAGATACTTCGGGTTTTGTCAATGGGATATTTGAAATTCCAAATAATAACAATCTCAGATTTAAGACTGGCGAACGTATTTTTAAGTTGACAGACCAACCGAATAATGGTACTGATAATGGCACTGAGGCGCAGGCAACATATGTTGCGAGTGGTGTCACAGAAACCGTTGCAGATCAAATTGTTTTAACACGACTACCAGATTTCTCAACTAGAGATGTTGCCGATTCGGAAGCAATTACTGATAATCAAATCAACACTACAATTACTGCTGGTGGGTGGTATGATCCGCTCGCACAGACAATTATGATTGATCAAGATGGTGGTGCATTTATCACCGCCGTTGAATTGTTTTTCTCAACTAAGGATGAAACAAAACCGGTCACATGTCAGATTAGACAAACTGTAAATGGATATCCGGGCCCTAAAATCTTAGGTACATCTATCGTATATCCTGATGATGTCACATTGTCCGATGATGGCGTTCAACCTACCCTATTCACATTTCCCTCGCCTATTTTTGTGCAAGATAATACCGAATATTGTATTGTTATTATGGCAGATACACAAGGATATAGGGCTCATGTTGCAAGAATGGGAGATGAATCTTTAGATGGTTCTGGAGTCATTTCAAAACAACCTTATGCGGGTGTGTTTTTTAAATCTCAAAACGCTTCGACTTGGACGGCAGACCAAATGGAAGATTTGAAATTTAGAGTCATGCGGGCAAAATTTAATACTAGTCAACGAGCCCAAGTTTTCTTAGAAAACTCTGAAGTTGATGATATTGGTGGTGATGAGTGGTCTCAAACTTTTGGTGAAAATTCTATGAAAATCACTGCAAATAGTTCAAAGGTAACATTTACTGTTCCTAATAGTGGTGGTGCAGTGTCTACCAGATTCTGGCAACCTAATGGATATAATTATATCACTCTTATGGGATTTCACGGAACATATGATGTTTTTCCATCTGACTCGCTTAACGGTTCACATCTTGTGACGGATACAACAGCCACAAGTTTTACCATCGATTTAAAAAATCCTTTTTATCCACTTGGTATCAGCACACTTCAGGTTGCATACCCCGCCGGAAATTTACCTATTGTTACAGATTTATATACTCCGCAATCTAATCAAAGAAAAGGTGTTAGATATAAATCAAACTTTAAGTACGATTCTATGAAACCTAACATAAAAACTATCGAATTACCGAATACTAGAATTGACACATATATGAAAACTCTTAGCGGTACTTCACAAGATTCTATCAATGCCCCAGGCGTAAGAGATAATATATTTACAGCATTTACTCCAAACACGAATATAAATTTTACAACACCAAGAATGATTGCAACAAATTTCAACGAAGAAGAATTCAGTACAAGCACAAATTCTTTGGATAGAAAATCTTTGGTATTTAAATTAGAACTTTCTTCAGAAAACGACA